CAAAGATAATATCTCCAGTAACTAAGTCTGGTTTAAGAAGAATAGAAAAAGGAAAATAATTATGGGCTGGATAATAGCAAATACTGGCAAGGCTTATGATGGGGAAACCCATGAGCTTGCTGGCACTACCTACTCAGGTAAAACAAGAACCTCTGAATCTAAAAGATTAGAGTGGGTAGAGATTACAGTTAAATCTAAAACAGCATCAAAAAAGAAACGTGCTAGAGATGATAAGGGTAGACTCAAAGCTGATGATCCTTCTACGCCAGATGTTAATGAGGCTTACGAACAGTGAGTTTTGTAAACACTTTGAAGACAGAAGAACTTACTATGCTTCGAAGGATTGTTAAGAAAGTACACTTTCAATACTTTGATAAGAAGCATGGAAAGTCTTTTGTAACAAATAAAATGCTAGACAATGTGATAGAAACCATTGGCCCAGAAGCAGTCGAGAAAATGATTAAGTCTGGAGTTGACAAGGGGCTGCGTTAGTGGTCGATTTTAAATATAAACCAGATGGTAATACTCTCAAAAGCTTTATGAAAGATAATACTTTCTTTCGTGGCATTCGAGGGCCAGTAGGATCTGGCAAATCAGTGGGGTGTTGTGTTGAAGTATTTCGTAGATCTTTGGAACAAAAGAAAGCCCCAGATGGAAAACGAAAATCAAGATGGGCTATTATACGAAACACAAACCCACAGCTACGAACTACAACTATTAAAACATGGCTTGACTGGTTTCCAGAAAATGACTGGGGAAAGTTTACTTGGTCAGTGCCATACACCCACCACATCAAAAAAGGTGAAATAGATCTTGAGGTTATCTTCTTAGCATTAGATAGACCAGAAGATGTAAAAAACTGTTATCATTAGAACTAACAGGTATCTGGATAAACGAAGCGCGAGAAATTCCTAAGTCTATTATTGATGCTTGTACTATGCGTGTTGGTCGTTACCCTTCTATGCGTGATGGTGGGCCAAGTTGGACAGGTGTAATAGCAGATACCAATGCGCCAGAAGAAGATCACTGGTGGCCTATTATGTCTGGTGAAGTGCCAATTCCTGATTATATTCCAAGAGAACAAGCTCAGATGTTAGTAAAACCTGATAACTGGGAGTTCTTTACACAGCCTTCTGCAATGCTCGAAGAACGTGATGAAGATGGTGAAGTAGTAGATTACAAGCCAAACAATACTGCTGAAAACAAAAAACATATGCTTGCCAACTATTATGACAATTTAATAAGAGGTAAAACAAAAAGCTGGATTGATGTCTATGTTATGAATAGGCTTGGCACTATCCAAGATGGAAAGCCGATATACCCAATGTTCGCAGCAGAAGTACACATAGCCAAAGAAGAAATAGCGGTAGCTGCTGGCGCACCGCTATATGTTGGCTTGGACTTTGGGTTGACTCCAGCTGCAACTCTTGGACAAAAGATCAGAGGTCGCTGGCTCGTCCAGTCGGAGATAGTGGCTTTTGATATGGGGATTGTTAGGTTTGCTGAAGTGTTGCGAGAAGAAATTTCCTCCCGATTTTCTCAAGCATCTGAGGTGTATATATACGGCGATCCCGCTGGGGATTTTAGAGCGCAAACAGATGAGAGTACCCCCTTTCATATTTTGCGTGGTGCTGGTTTGAGGGCATTCCCAGCCCCTTCGAACTCTGTAGACCTTCGATTGGAAGCTGTCTCTTCCCAGCTAACAAAGATGGTTGAGGGCAAACCAGCATTTATTATTGATAGAAGATGCCAGCAGTTAATCAAAGGATTTGAAGGTGGGTATCAATATAAACGTATGGAAGTATCTGGTGAACGATATGCAGATAAGCCTGATAAAAATATGTACTCTCATATTCATGATGCTTTACAATATATGATGCTAGGTGCTGGTGAAGGTAGAGCTTTACTTAATAGTCAAAAACCAGCTAGACCTGTCATAGCAAGTAGAAACTTTGATGTATTTAACAAAAAACCTGTCAAACAAAAAAGACAAGGACTTTGGGCAAGAATGTAATTGTGCGTTGCCAAAACTGTTTTTCTCTGCTTTGAGGGAAATATAAAGGAGATTTACTATGTGCGGTAGAAAGAAAAGAGATCCTCGAATAGATGAGGAACAGAAAAAAGCTAGAGAAGCAGCTGAAGCTGCAAAAGAACAAGCTCTAGCAAAACAAGAAGCTCAACGTCAAAAACAATTAGAAGCTGAAAGAGAAGCAGCTGCTACTGCTGCTGCAACTGCGGAGGCTGATGCTGCAAAGGCAGCAAGGCAAGCAGAACTTGATATGCAAGTTGGAGAGTTAAGTAATACTGGAACTCCTAAAATGAAACGAGGAGGACTATTTAGAAGTAAAGCTGCAAGAAGAAGAAGTAGATCAGCAAGATCTGGAAGAAGGGGAAGACGTAGTTTGCTTACATCATCAGGTGGTGGCGTAGGTTATTTTAGTAGGTTTCTCTAATGATAACAGATCCTATAGCAAAAGAGTTTCTTAAAAGATACGAAAGAGCAAAAGCAAAGCGTACAAACTTTGTTGATGTTTTTGAAGAGTGTTATGAGTTTGCGCTGCCGCAACGCGAATCATTTTACTATGAAGTTTCTGGTCAAAGAAGAGATGATAAAATCTTTGATGAGACTGCTGTTGTAGGAGTTCAAGAGTTTGCTTCAAGATTACAGTCTGGGCTTGTTCCAAACTTTGCTCGATGGGCAGATCTTACTGCTGGATCTGAAACACCAAAAGAAAGAAGAGAATCTGTTAATAATGATTTAGAAGAAGTTACTGAATATGTTTTTGAAATACTTCAGAACTCAAACTTTGCACAAGAAGTTCATGAATCTTTTATGGACTTAGCAGTTGGTACTGGTGTCTTAGTATGCGAAGAAGGCGATGCTATCAATCCTATACGTTTTTCCGCAATACCATTACCTCATGTCATACTAGACACTGGGCCTGATGATCGCATTGATCATGTCTTTAGAGAAAGAAAATTTATAAGATATGATCAGTTACCAATGCTTTATCCAAATGGAACATTTAATGAAGAGCTTCAAAACTTAATAGATAACTCTGATCAAACAACAACAGTTTTAGAAATAGTGTGTAAAGATTATTCTAAAAAGAATGAAGAAGCTTATCTATACTATGCAATATGTCTGACAACAAAATCTCTTATGATGCAAAGGCAGATGTCTGGAGTTGGATCTAATCCTTTTATTTGCTTCCGTTGGTCAAAATGTGCTGGTGAGGTGTATGGTCGAGGGCCATTATTTAATGCACTTAGCGCAATAAAAACAACCAATCTTACAGTCGAGATGATACTTGAAAATGCACAGATGGCTATCTCTGGCATTTATCAAATGGAAGATGATGGTGTAATAAATCCTGATACAATTAATCTCGTGCCAGGGACTATAATTCCAAAAGCTATGGGATCAGCTGGATTACAACCAATACAAGCTGCTGGTAGCTTTGATGTAGCACAACTTGTTCTTGGTGATATGCGTAACAATATCAAACGTGCTTTATATAATGATATGCTTGGAGATCCTAATCGAACACCAGCATCGGCAACAGAGATTGCAGAACGTATGGCAGATCTTTCAAGAAGGATTGGCTCTGCATTTGGAAGATTGCAAGTAGAACTAGTTCAGCCAGTATTACAAAGAGTTGTTCATATATTAAAGAAACAAGGTAGAATTGAAGTTCCTACAATTAATGGTAGAGAAGTTAAAATTAGATCTGTATCACCATTAGCGCAAGCGCAAGCCAATCAGGATATAACTTCAGTGTCACGTTTTCTTGAATTAGCTAATGGAGCATTTGGATCAGATGCTATTAATATTTTAATTAATACAGAAGAAACTGCTGTATATTTAGCTAAAAAGTTTGGAATACCAGATAATTTAGTGCGAGATAAACAAGGAAGAGAACAAATTCTTGCATTAATGCAGCAAATGCAGCAAGGTCAGGCACAAGCACCACAACCTATGGAGTAATGCTTGACTAAAAAAATTAATGTGGGTGTTGATGGGATACAGCGTCCACAACAA